GCACAGCATCGATTAAATAAAAATGCCGCAGCTCATATCTCTACACTTGATGTATAATAGCATGATGACCCATACCAGTTTGTTATTATGAGTAAAGTAAATACTATGGAGTTTGGTAAACTGAAATTATTATTTTCTACTCCTATCATGGAGTTTAACCTTGCAAACTTTATTAATCCATCCATTACTAAGGTACTAATGGAAATGAAAGCAAGTACCAATAGTGCTGTGCATGGTGTACGAGGAGACCAAAATCCCTCACATCTTCCAGAGCTGATACCCTTATATAATATTTTTCAAGAATGTGTTGATCGATACTGTCGGGAACTTGGTCTTCCTCCAAATCGAATTGAATCGAGTTGGGTAAATATTTTATATAACGGAGGCTCCGTAAGTACACATCGACATCATAATAGTATTGTCAGTGGTGCGTTTTATCCATATGTGGATTCCAATAGTTCTGGTCTGGTATTCATAAGCCCTCTAGACGGATATCGTATGATGGATGCCTCGGCGGAATTCGTTACGAATACAGAATACTCCGGAAATATTCATACGATGTTGGCAGAAACAGGAAAACTAGTGTTGTTCCCGAGTTGGCTACAACATTATGTGCCACCGAATTTATCCAACCTACGAATTACACTCAGTTTTAATACACGGTTTCTGTGATATACTATTCATTTAAGGAGCTTTACAATGTCATTTTTCCGCACTCTGATTAAAGATCTTCCCGCTATGACTACCATTGCATCTGACGGGTTGAGTTCATCAGAATTTGATGGCTACGTCAATACCGGCAGCTATACTCTGAATGCCGCCCTCAGTGGGTCATTATTTGGAGGCATGCCGAACAATAAGATTACTGTCTTCGCTGGTGACCCCGCGACGGGTAAAACATTCTTTGTCTTGGGTATAATTAAACAGTGGTTGGAAGATAATCCTAATGGTGGCGTGATTTACTTTGACTCCGAGAGCGCAGTTACAAATCAAATGTTGTCAGAGCGCGGCATTGACTTGACGCGTATCGTGAAATCTGAACCAGAAACCATTGAGCAGTTTCGTCAAACCGCATTGCAGATTCTGGATCGTTATAGTGAGACTCCGCAAAGGGCACGACAACCAATGCTAATGGTGCTGGATTCGTTGGGGAATCTTTCCAGCGCTAAGGAAGTTGAAGACATCCGTGCAGAGAAAGACACACGGGATATGACAAAAGCAGGACTCATCCGTGGCACCTTTCGCGTGTTGCGATTACGACTGTCTAAATTGAATGTGCCGATGATTTGTACAAATCATGTGTACGCTGTTGTGGGAGCATATGTACCCACGAAGGCACTCTCAGGTGGTTCAGGATTAATTTACATCAGCGACTCCATAGCGATGTTATCCAAGTCAAAGGATCGCGACAAAGAAAAGAATATCATTGGTAGCATTATTACCACGAAAATGTACAAATCGCGCCTCTCGCGTGAGAACAGTCAAGTTGAGGTACGCATTTCCTATTCAGGTGGTCTCGACAAATATTACGGGCTATTGGATATCGCCGTCGAGGCTGGCATGATTGAGTATAGCGGCGGCAAATATACCTTTTCCGGTGTCGACAAAGCGGTCTCTGCATCAAAGATTGCGGAAGCACCAGAGCAATTTTTTACCAAAGAGTTTCTCACGCAATTAGATGAAAAATTTGTGAAGCCGAATTTCAGCTATGGCAGCATGGCGACATCGACGACGACTACGGAAGACAACGAGGAATAGACGGATATATTAACACGCACACCAATACTTCATCACTATTTGACTGATTATGATTGAACCCCTGATTCTCGCTCATCTGATTCGCGATGAAGAATATACACGACGAGTCTTGCCGTTTTTGAAGAAAGAATATTTTACCACTGACACGGCACAAATTGTTTACCGCCTCATACACACGTTTATTTCTTCATATAAAGTTACACCCACCGTTGATGCAATTACGTTATTACTAGATCAGGCCTCGGTTTCTGGTGGAACATACACCGAGGCTGCGACTCTACTAAAAGAAGTGGCGACCATTACTCGTGTTGATAATAACCGACGGCAGTGGCTAATTGATCAAACGGAACAGTTTTGTAAACAACGTGCCTTATATCTGGCCATCTCAGAGTCTATCTCACTGATTGATAAAGATTTTGAATCAGCAGCAACAGTGCCTGAACTGCTTAAGGATGCGTTATCGGTCGGATTTGACACACATATTGGTCACGACTATTTTGAGGATTTACAGTTGCGATACGATATGTATCATCAAGTGCAGACACGAGTTCCTTTTGATTTGGACATATTTAATAAAATCACCGGTGGTGGATTGATACGTAAAACATTGAATGTCGTTGTTGCAGGTACGAACGTTGGTAAATCATTATTTCTTTGTCATGTCGCTGCATCAACTATCGCACAAGGAAAAAAGGTGCTGTATATTACAATGGAGATGGCAGAAGAACGTATTGCTCAACGTATTGACGCAAACCTGTTGGATGTTACAATGGATACACTGGAACAAATGCCCAAAGCCCTGTATGAATCCGCATTTGAAAAACTTCAGCAACGTCAAGTATTTGGTAAGCTTATCATTAAGGAATATCCTACCAGCGGAGGCAACGTGGGACACTTCCGTATCCTTCTTGATGAACTGGCGCTCAAGAAGCAATTTGTGCCGGATTTGCTGATCATAGATTACATTAATATCTGTTCATCGATACGATTCAAAATAGGTGGACAGACAAACTCTTACATGTATGTAAAGTCCATCGCAGAAGAGTTACGTGGGCTTGCGGTAGAGTATGATCTTCCATGTTTGACGGCCACGCAGTTTAATCGCGAAGGGTTTGATAGTAGCGATCCATCACTAACAAATACCAGTGAATCGTTTGGGTTACCACAAACCGCTGATTTACAAGTGGCATTGGTCACGAGTGAAGAACTAGAACAAGACGGATTGCTGATGATTAAGCAGTTAAAGAATCGCTACGCCGACACCTCTAAATACCGCCGGTTTACTATTAAGGTGAATCGCAGTAAAATGCGTCTGACGAATGACCAGAATCAGCAATATCTTTCAGATCCTATACCTGAACCAAGGGAATCTAAGGCTAAGCCAATCAATAAGCAAAGGACAAAAACATCAATCACACGAAATACTATAGCATCTACATCCGAAGAATCTAAGTTTTCTCATAAGAATTTACGGTCTGCACTAAAAACTAATAGTACAGCCAAGGTTATATTCTAAATATATGAGTGTAGAGAAGCTATGGTATAGAGTGTGGAGGTTAAAAATAGGAGGTTACTATTATGAATCTTCAGCTCTTAAATCAATCGCTATCACGAAATATAGAACAAATCTATCCTATTGTCAACGAAGTATTTGATAGCACCATTCGCCGCACCACAACTAGTGGGCAGGCAATAAATGCCAAAACGTTCATTACTATGTTGAACCGTGCGTTACAGAATACTCACGTTCATGTTAAACGAGAGTTAACTAAAAAATTCGGCTCGGGAAAGGACTATAACGGACAGTACTATCCCGCAATGGGCGGCTTTTGCTATGAAGCAAAGAAAAGCAAAGTTGCACGGATTAAGATTTTTTTGTGCATTCATCCACGTAGTAATCGGTTATCATTAAGCGAAGAATCTTGGCAATATTTTAAGTATCGGTTTCTAAAGTGTCTGTCACATGAACTTGTTCATCGAGCGCAATTTGCCAATGGGCGACGTGTTGATAACGTCTTGATTTTTCGACCACATACACATCTTAATCTCCCTAAACGAACATTACAAGCTCAAACCTATCTGGGAGACATGGATGAGGTGGAAGCATATGCACATGACTGTGTGGAAGAATGGTACTATTTAAATCCTAACAAACCATTAACTCTTCGAGCTATCAAAGACCAATTTCGTAATGAGGGGGGTCGGCTTCCTGCGTTGCAATATTATTATGAAACCTTTTTAGGAGATGAAACGCATCCGTCAGTTCAACGGCTTTTCCGTAAAATAAAGGCGTGGGACGATATTGTACACCCCGTGTCATTAGAACTGCCAAACCGTCCACCCTACGTCATACAAAATGCACACGTCAAACGAAACATCTATTTTGGGTAATATTGCTAGTTTTTCTAAATACTATCGCATGTTTATTGAAGAGCCGACAAAAATATTTAAAAAACGAATGCCCCATGTATTTTGTGATATAGATGGCGTTCTTGCAGACTTTTATATGGGGTTAAAGCAACACTTCAAGGTCGAAGGAGCAAATGCGGTCGAAAAGTTCTTGTCCTCATCGGCCGGGTGGGACATTATTGCAAAAGAGGAACCGCATTTCTTCCTCAAACTGCCAATGCTGCCTGGTGCGCATACTCTTATGAGTACCCTTGTAAAGTTACGAGATAGTAATCATATTAGGCTCTCGATACTCACGGCGATCTCTAACGAATGGTATGCAGATCCGGTGATGCGTCGAATATGCACTCAAGATAAAACACAGTGGATTACCAGTCGTTGGCAAATTCCTCCGGCAAATGTGCTAGTAGTGCGACGCAAAGACAAGCAAAAATATGCCCGCGTACAACAAGCTATTGGACATCCTTCGGCGATGCTCATAGACGATTTTTATAAAAATGTTCTTGAATGGGAAATGGCCGGTGGCCATGCAATTCATCACATTTCTGCCACACGTACCATTCAGCGGCTAATGGATTACCTAAATTAGTTATATGGAGACATCTAGCTATATGGAGACATCGAAACCAAGCCGGCACCTGACGAAGCTTCTTCGGCACAAACTACCACTCACGCAGAAGCAGCTAGGCCAGCTAGCAGATCTTGACAGAAAAAAGCGTATGAGTAAACGTATCTACATCATCTTCGGTCGGTTTCAACCCCCCACGATTGGACATGAAGTATTGTTCAAAACGGCGGTGCGTCGGGCCCAAACCGAGCAGGCAAAGGTTGCACTCTTTGTCTCACAAACGCAGGATCGTAAAAACCCGTTGTCTTATTCGGATCGGGTTGCGGTGATTCAAAATAGCGTGCCGGGATTGTTGATAGGCCCAAAGACTGCACGCACGCCAGCAGAAGCTTTAACATGGGCGTTTGGTAAAGGATACAGAGACCTTATATTACTGGTGGGTGACGACCGCACAGAGGGATTTAGCCGTATGGCAAAATCTTGGCAAAACGCGGAAGATCCCGAGAAAGAGACAACCGTGAAAGTTCAAGACCTACCACGCACTGGTGCGATGGATGCATCAAAGGTCAGCGGCACGGTCGCCCGTAAATATGCACAGCAAGGGAATCTCGATAAGTTTAAAGAAATTCTTATCTCCGGCGCAAAAAACAATCGCACTGCGCAACGGTTTATGGAGATTATACAAAATAAACTGGGAGCTATTGGAGAATCATTTATGGGCGACTCAACACCACGACAGTTTGACGAGTCCGTATATCAAATTATTACTGAAATCCTTGGCGAATATAACTATCTAGATTCGCCAATAAAGGTAAAGCCCCATGATAATCCGGGTGAAATCAATCCAGAGGATCGGGTGCCTGAGGATTCTCCAGACAACAAATCGGTTCTTGTAATGTATCCCAAGCGAAAGTTAAAATATGACATGAAAAAAAAGGCCTCGGAAGAAAAAAAGTCAATACCCTCACCCGTAGTAAAACCCTAAATATTATGCTATATAAATAAGGATAAGGAGAATACATTATGTCTGAGAATGTAACGTCGGCCGCTGTAACTGAACGTCGTGATCAATGGGTCGCTGCTACTAAAACGTTGCAGCAACGCGCACAGGAACTCTCTCGTGAATTGTCACAAATCCAAGAGCAGTTGTCACAATTAGCTGGGGCGATTCAAGCGTGTGATTTATTTTTAAAGGAGACACAAAGTGTGGTCTCCCCCGTAGATTCAACACCTTAACCGAGTAGTGGATAATATATGGCAGATAAAAAGATTACCGAACTTACTGAACTGACCACTTTAGCCGACGTCGACCTTTTTGTTGTAGTGGATGATCCCGCGGGAACTCCCATCACGAAAAAGATTCTATCTCGTAACGTTTTTGGCAATGGTGCATCGTTTGTCACAAACGCAACATTTCTAGGGGCGACAGTGCTTCGAAGCACATTAACCGCGAATGTGTCTGCTAACAGCGCAACAGCGAACACCCTAATCGCTGCTGACTTTCTAGTAAACGCAACAGCAACCTCGACAGAAAGCCATAATCAGTTTGGATTGAGGGTTACCAGTGCTTTGTCTGCCGCGGCCGCGCAGACAACCATTGAGCACGCTGCCACGAAGCTCATACTTGATGTAAGTAACGCTGCATCGGTTATTGCAAATACGAGTGTGCTTCGTCTAGTGGTCGCAAACACTGGCGCACGCGTATCTAATGTTCAAAGCTTCATCTCGTTTGGAGACGCAGCAGCAAACTCGACAACGGCGCAAACCAAGTATCTGTTTGACATTGGACAGAACGGCAGTGTCAGTGCTAATTTGACTAGCAACACGAATGCAACTACGTTATTTTCAACTTCTGCTACTGGTGCGGCTACACATAAGTTGCGTGTTCGTATCAATGGTGACGACTACTTCTTGCTTGTTGCGAATACAGCAACCTAAGCATTTAATTTACTCGTACTAAATACAGGGAGAGAGACATCTAGTTTCTCTCCCTTTTTTTATGCAGAACCTGACGAAGAAAAATTATTTTGCGTATGCCATGCAAGTCTATGATAATCCGAGTTGCTCGGGACTCGAAGAATTTCAGTCAGACTTGATGCGAATTAAATATATCAAGCGTCTCATCAATCGTTATGTGCGAACTGGTGAGCTTATCCCTCGTTT